GCTGACCTGTACTTCTTTGCCAGCAAAATCTAGAGTAATCAAGCTGTCACTTACTGCTTGAGTAGAAGATGTTCCTTCAGCACTTCCAGAAACACTAACATCGCCATAAAAGACTGCCGCTAGTTGAAAGCCTGCTGAACCAGAAACAAAAAGTCCACGCTGAGTAGGAACAGACCATCCGCCAGTTGCCTCAGTGCCGAGAAGACGAACAAAGGTAATTGGCGAACCGCTCTTTAGATAAGCTTTCGCAGCATATGCACCATAAGAAGGCGTGCTCTGATAAGATGAGCGCCAAACGTCATCTGAGCCTTCGGTTCCAATAACTGGCTCGCCGAATACTTCTTTGAACTCAGCAAAAGAATCGACAGTAACAGGCACCATTGCTGGGCCACGCTCTGCAGTTCCGATAATTACTGGACCAACGGCTCCAGGTAGTTGAGGGACTTGCGATTGATCAATCTCCGTAACACTAACGCCAGGGGATACAAATTTGAATTTTTTAACTGACATGGGTTCCACATCTCCTTGAAAGCTTACAATTTTTAGCTATATAACAGATATAATTAGTATTATACCACCCTAAAAGTTTATTTGTAAAAATAAAACCTGTAAATTATTCAATGCCTTCTGACAAAATTACTGGCTCTCTTGGTAACTTTAGGTCAACTGCTGATTCTGTCTTCTGAACATGTGACGAAACGTCGTTGATTCCTTCTCCAGTGACGTACCCAAGAGTATTTAGCTTTATCTCTGTTGTATATATTCTTTCTTCTATGCCAAGATTTGCCACTGTGTTGTCACTAGACATGTTTTGGTCGATAAATACCTCATAAGAGTGCCCCTCAGAGCGTGCCAAAATAAGATTGTTTCCTGCTGTCTTGGTTATAAAGGGTTCCATCAAATCGTTCATTTGAGCTTGCTGTTCAGTTCTTATTGTTATAACATACTCTAAATTTATGAATGTTTTTCTTGGAACATAGACAGTCTCATATACAGTTCTCTGGTCTTGCTTGCCAACTTTGAAGTTTAGTGCGCCTTTTTTTCTTTTCGCCTGCGCATTTGTGAAGTTTGCGCTCTTATCTTGCTTTATTCGCCTGGTTACAGCATAATGAGTATCGCCAGGGCTATCTGATTTTATGAAAGGAGAACCCCAAATAGACCTATTAGACTGTGAATTTTTGATTACCCCACGTCTCTCTATGGTAATCAATGGCAGTATGATTGTTCCTTGAGAATCTCTCAAATCTTTGCTTTTTTTGGATTGAAAAGCACGTTCTGCAGCAACCCACTTGACAGGTACTTTTGTAAATCCTTTATTTGTCTCTGTGAATAAATTGAACTCTTTTTCAATTAGGTCAAAGATGGCCTGATCAATGGTTACAAGCCTAGATGGATTTACAATTACTCTTTCGTTCTCATTTTGCATTGAAAGTACCTTCTCTTGCTTTTCTGCAGATCGCATTTATCTCAAAAATCTCTTTATCTTGACCAAACAAGCGTGATGGCTCTTTTAGCTCAACAATCTCATAAAAATGATCTTCGTATTTTACAAAGTCTCCTTCTTTGACAAAAAGATCTTGGTCTTCTGTTAGTCTGCGTCTGTGAAATTTAACTGTCATTGTCGCAATTCGGTCAATGCCAAAGTTATTCGTTGTAGTTGTGTAGTCATCCCACTCGATAAGTACATGCACTCTTACTGGAGGTTGAAAGTTTTTCACAATTGCTTCGCCATAAAGAGGATGATAGTTCGTGTCTTCAATACTAATAGGATAATATAGTATAGACTGCCCTATGACTTTCTCTATAAGCTCATCATTAAGGGCTTTTACTAAATCTTTTTCTTTTTGTCCTGTGAACATTGGTGGAGGTGGTGCCTCCGGCTGCTTCCACTTATCGTCTGCCATGTTTCACCTACTTAGTATAGATCATTGTTGGAATTTGCTCCATGATCTTTGTCGATTGCTCTAGAACCTTAGCGTCACCTTCCATTAGTTTTTCATACGTCAAGCCAGCAAGGTCTTCTCTTAGTTCTCTTCTGAGATTTTCTAGTTCTTGGTTGCCCATTGTTATCAATTCACGACCATCTAGCTGTATATTAGAGCCAGGAACTGGAATAGTGGAAAACTTAGATCTTGTCATGCCTAGCATTACCATGCACAGAGCTAAAGAGTAGCGACGAATCCAGTGTTTTCCGCCCGCATTGATTGTTGCATAAGGGATATGCTCAAAAGGCGCATTATTCATGCTGCTAACACCATTAATCCCAATATCAGAATTTCCTTCAACCCAAGTATCCTGCGGAATCATAAATTCTACCCACATATGAGGAGGAGAAAGATCGCTTGGGGCTGGAAAAAGCCTAAGCTTGTTATTTACGATTCTAAATCCATAATCCGAAGTTCTTGTTTTTAGGTGATCTTCAAAATTTCTCGCTTGTGCCTTGTGTTGCCAAACAGGGACTAATTCGAAAGTGGATGCATCTGCATATTGGCCATAATTAGCCAAATTACCGACAACATTGATTGAGCCATAGTATCCATAAAAGTTCCACATTGCTGCTGGAGTCTTGTAGTATACTTTTCTAATAATAAGCTGCTTGTTTGCAGCCAAAGTTTCGAAAGGAGCACCAGTTCCAGCAAAAATCTCTTGCAAGTCATAGTCTTGCTTTCCTGGGACAACTGGGAAAGAGCCCGAGTAAAGTTCTGTTGAGCCCCCGATGCCTGCTTCTGATGAAATCGCCTCTGTTACTCGTCGTGCATACGTAAAGTCAAATTTTGGATACTTTATGATTAGATTAGTGTCTTTTGTGACACCATCTGTGCTTATAATTTGTCCTCTGTGGTCAAAGGAAGCAGTAGCAGCTCCAAGTATGTTTGATAATACGTTCTGAGACTGATGCACAGAGTATATAGAAGAGTATTCTAGGCAAGCTTCTTCATAGGCAGCATAAACTTGTGATTCAGCAATTTCTATATTTAATTTTGGTCCTGACAATCTTTGATAGACAAAAGCAACCTGCTCTACTGCTCCACTAATAAAGCTAGATACTTCTTGCTCTGTCCAATAGTCATCTCTTGCATAAATTCCATGAGGCAAACTGATCGCAACATTGGCAGGATCTCCCTTGCTTGGCAAAACAGATGGATCGACAGTCGATTTGGGTGTCAGTGTAGACATAGAAAAGCCCTCTTTTTATATAAATAGTTTATTGAAGAGACAAATGAAGATAAACAAAAAAGCCCCTCCGAAGAGGGGCTTAAAAAATTACTATTTTTTATCTATATTAGAGCAAATCTTGTACAACAACGAGGCCGTACATATCTGGTCTTACCATCTTCTTGCCATAACGAGTCATCACAGCCTTACGTGGTGTGAAGTCATCTGGATCAAAGATGGTTGGTGTTGTTTGTAGTGGTACATATGGTGAGTACACATATCCGCTTTCGAGGAATGAGCTACCTTTGCGACCCAACAAAATAACGTTTCTTGGGAAGTATGGGTTAACATAAATCTCAAACTTATTATTCATTGAACCAACATTTACAGTACCAGCTTGACCCTTATCAACATCATGAGTTACTCTTGCTCTGAAGCCAGAGGTGAACTCAAGAACGTTTGCAACTTCTGGAGAACAAACTAGGAAGTTTGCGCCACCACGAAGGGTCTTTCTGTGAATTTGTGCAGATGCATCATTGATGGTTTCGAGAAGAGTCTCGTACCACTCAGATACAGTACCAGTAAAGTCAGCACCAGATACAATTGCACCAGTTGCTGGGTTTAGGAAATTACCTGGCTTACGGCTCCAGTAGTACTTCGCTGCTGTTGCGCCGTTGAGAAGGTCACCAAGGATTTCTTGGTCAATCTCAAGAGCAATTTCTTCAGAAAGAATAGAAGTCAATTCAACTTCTGCATCAAGGTTGTGATAAGCGTTTAGATCTTGAGCAAGCTCAGGAGTCCAGTTAGCTTTCAACTTTCTGGTTGTTGAGGTAACAGGCATACTGTTAACCTTGATGTTGATTTCTGGAATCGCTGCAGACCCTTCCATTTCCCAAGTGTTGGTGCCAACGAGAGCGCCAAGACCTTCAGAAACTTCTGCAATAGCGTCTGCTTTTGCGAATTCAACAGCTACATCTTGTGGCGCAAGTGCTGCTGTATCACTTTGCATAACTACACGAAGGCTATCAATAGAACCATCTCCGGTAGTATCTACCATTTTAGTCAAACGACGAACAACCTTGTTGTTATCTGGAAGCTCTTGTGAGCCTGTCATAGTAACATTAAGGTGCGTTAGGCCACTAAGCATTGCTCTCTTCCAAGCGCCAACTTCACTTTGGATTGGATTGTCAGTTGCTGGACCTGCTGCATCAAGGGTGCTGCCAGAAATGAAGACAATTGTTGCGTGACCAGAGCCTACTGTCAAAAGATCAGGATCATAGTCAAGTGCTTTTTCGCCTGCGGCGTCAAGTGATGAAAGATCATAAGACGAAGTTGCCATTTGAGCAGCTTCGATCTTGACTGCTCCACGAGCAGATGTAAGGCCTTGACGAAGGTAATTGAAACCACCAGAGTCAGCACTACCAAGAGTAACGCCATCTGCGAGGCCTTTACCTACGACACCGCCGCCGTAGATTGAATCTTCAGCACCACCAGCTACGAGGCCATCACGAGTTTGGCCATCATCAAGAGTTGCTGGAGCTTGCTTTGTGAAGTCCAAAAAGAAGATAAGTCCTGATGGAAGATTCATTGGCTGAACTGAAACGAGGTCGTGTGCAATAAGTCCAGCAAATACTCTACGCACAATTGGGAAAGCAACAGCTGCAAAGCCTTCAACATCACC